GGTGGGGGTTTAGATTTGGAGTTCGTTACATGTAACGCGGAAGGCAGGAAAAAACGTTACTTAACTCATCCTCTAGCGCCTGCCTGACAACCCCCATAGAAAAAAACCCCTGACCGAAGCCAGGGGTAGAAGTCACTCACGTTGCCGTTTACCCAAACGAAAGGAGAAAAAGGTACTCGACGGTTGCAGTATACATAAAAATAAAATACAATCAACCCATTCGCGAAACCCACCGCGCAACACAGGAGGTAAGTCTTTGATCTTAGATCATTTGGTGACTGCTAATGAAGCAGATTATGTACCCAAGGTACTAGCCACCGCCAATGCCGTTCCTTTAGAAAAAGCTACCCCCGCGCAAACTTTAGACGCGCAAAAAAAGACGGCAGACTGGCTAACACAAATTACAGAGGACGACGATGAGATCCTCAATGAGGCTCAAGAAGCCAAAGTTATCAATACATTCAATGCCTTAACGCAGGCAGACCCTAAAGCCAAAGAAAAACTGTTAACCCTAGAGATACCCGAGGAAGTAAAAAGCGTGGTAGGTATGGTTACGGCGTACCAATGGAAGTTTGTCGAGCAGGCAAATGAGCTGCGCAGCATGGCGGTTACAAAAATAGCTAAGGAAACGGAACATCCTGATGCCAGAATACGTTTAAAAGCCCTAGAGCTACTAGGGAAAGTAACAGAAGTAGCTTTATTTACAGACCGAGTCGAAGTTAAAAGGGAGGAGTTATCTGATGAAGAACTGGAAAAACGCATTAAGTCAAAGTTGGAGCGCTATATGGGCGTCGTTGACGTCGTTGGTGCAGAAATTGACGAAACGGAAGAGACAGATATAGAAACGTTGGATAAAAACAACGAATGAACTTAGACTTTTTAACCCCGCAGCAAGCAATGGCAGCCAAACTGGCGCTAAAGACTATGTCTCGGGAAGAAAAGGTAATTTTTCTTCAGGAACTGGAAGAAAAAGACCACAGAGCTAAGCTTAAACTGTCTCAAACAGACCCAATTGAGTTTGCACATAGGGTTTACCCGGGTTTCAAAGTAGGCCCACATCATAGAAAATTAGCAAAAATCTTCAGCGACGTGCTCGCTGGGAAGAAAAAGCGGGTGATTATCAATATAGCACCCCGTATGGGTAAGTCTGAGTTCTCCAGCTACTTGTTTCCCGCGTTTTATTTGGGGCAAGACCCCAGTAAGAAGATTATTATGGCAACCCACACCGCTGGTCTCTCAGAAGACTTCGGTAGAAGAGTGAGGAACTTAATTGAAAGCGAAGATTACCGAAAGATTTTTCCCGATACTGTCGTTGCAGACGACCAAAAAGCAGCTGGCAAATGGTCTACTGGGGCTGGCGGTCAGTACTATGCTGTTGGTGTGGGTGGTGCACTCGCCGGACGAGGCGCTGACCTTTTTGTTATCGATGATCCACATTCCGAACAAGATATAAAAGCAAACAGCCGAGCCACGTTTGACAATGCGTGGTCTTGGTTTCAGACAGGTCCGTTACAGCGTTTGATGCCTAACGGCGCGATCATTGTGATTATGACCCGGTGGTCTTTGGTTGACCTAACTGGGCGGCTTGTTGACTTCAATATAAAAAACCCCCTGTCGGATCAGTGGGAGGTAGTAGAGCTGCCCGCCATCCTGCCGTCTGGCAAGTCGCTTTGGCCTGAGCAGTGGCCTGTAGACTTGTTAGAGGCTAAAAAACTACAGATGGATCCTAGGTATTGGAATGCACAGTATATGCAGCAGCCCACCGCCGACGTAGCGGCAATGATAAAAAGGGGCGACTGGCGAATTTGGGAACACGACGACCCGCCCAACTGCGAGTACATTATCCAGAGCTGGGATACGGCACACGAAACAAAGACAACAAGCGACTACAGCGCCTGTACAACATGGGGTGTTTGGTACAACGAGCAGGAGGACAATAGTCCGAACGTGATACTCCTAGATGCGTTTAAAGACCGCCTGACATTCCCAGAACTAAAAGCCACAGCGCTCAAGCACTACAAAGAATGGGAGCCAGATGCGTGTATCGTGGAGAAAAAAGCTGCGGGAGGTCCGTTAATACAAGAGATGCGCCGTATGGGGATACCCATACAAGAATTTACCCCATCCCGCGGGAATGATAAGATTGCCCGGGTTAACGCCGTGTCGGATCTGTTTGCTTCAGGTAAAGTGTGGGCGCCAGATCGGCGTTGGGCTAAAGATGTGATTGAAGAAATTGCAGCGTTCCCAGTTGGCGAGCATGACGACTTTGTGGATACAACAACACAGGCACTACTGCGTTATAGGCAGGGTGGGTTTGTTAATTTGGACAGTGATGAGCAAGATGATTTAACTTATAAATACAGACGGAGGGCGGCGTATTACTAAATACGGTACAACCGCTGTAAAATCGGGTAAATACGGGTGTTTAAATAGGACATATTATGGGAATTGAAAAAAGTTTATACCAAGCCCCCGCAGGGCTTGACGCATTAGAGCAAGAACCAGATATTGAGATCGAGATCACAGATCCAGAATCCGTAAAAATCGGAATGGGTGGGGTGGAAATTGATATCGTACCGGGCGAAGAAGAAGATTCAGATTTTGACAATAACCTTGTAGATGAGATAGATGAAGGCGAACTACAGTCATTAGCTGAAGATTTAGCTGGCGATATTGATAACGACTTGTCTTCCCGCAAAGACTGGGAACAAATGTACAGGGACGGCATCACGCTCCTAGGTTTAAAGTTTGAAGAAAGAACAGAGCCATGGGACGGAGCCTGCGGTGTATTTCACCCAATGATTACCGAGGCGGTTGTCCGTTTCCAAAGCGAGACAATTATGGAGACTTTCCCTGCTAAGGGACCCGTACGCACGCAGATTGTAGGTAAAGAAACCCGTGAGAAAAAAGAAGCGGCAATGCGGGTTGAAGATGACATGAACTATCAGCTCACGGAAAAAATGCCTGAGTTTAGAAATGAGCATGAGCGGATGCTGTGGAACTTGCCAAGCGCAGGTTCGGCATTTAAAAAAGTGTATTACGACCCCAGCATAGGGCGCCAAGCATCTATTTTTATCCCAGCAGAAGACATTATTCTTCCATATGGAGCTAGCGAAATTGCCTCTTGCCACCGTGTAACCCATCGGATGCGTAAAAACAAAAACGACATTACTCGTTTAATGCACGCTGGGTTTTATAAGGATGTTGAGCTAGGCGAACCTGAAAAGTTTAAAACTGATATTCAGGAAAAGAAAGATAAAGAAACTGGATTTACGGCAACCTATGATGACCGCTTTGAGTTATATGAGATTCATGCTGACTTAGATCTACCAGGGTTTGAAGATAAAGACGATGACGGAGAAACCACAGGAATTGCGCTACCGTACGTCGTTACAATGATTCGCGGTACAAATGAGATTTTGGCAATTCGTAGAAACTGGAGGGAAGATGACCCCCTACGCATTAAAAGACAGCATTTTGTCCATTACCAATACATACCAGGATATGGAGCATATGGCTTCGGCTTATTCCACCTTGTTGGTGGATTTGCTAAATCTGCCACTTCTATTTTACGTCAGCTTGTGGACGCCGGAACCTTATCCAATCTACCCGGAGGGCTTAAAGCACGAGGCTTAAGAATCAAAGGGGATGACACACCAATTGCCCCCGGAGAGTTCCGTGATGTTGACGTTGGTTCTGGAAGTATTAGAGACAACATATTACCTTTACCCTATAAAGAACCTTCGGCTGTTTTAGCCGGGTTAATGGATAAAATCATTGAAGAAGGTCGTCGTTTTGCGGCAACTTCGGATATGAAAGTCAGCGACATGAGCGCTAATGCGCCTGTCGGCACCACGCTAGCAATTTTAGAAAGAACCCTTAAGGTTATGTCTGCGGTGCAGGCTAGGGTACACTACGCACTACGGCAGGAATTAAAGCTCCTCGCAGGAATCATAAGAGACTATACCGAGGACGACTACAATTATGAGCCAGAAGAGGGAAGTCCAAGAGCCAAGAAGGCAGACTACAGTCTTGTGGAAGTGCTCCCTGTATCAGATCCAAATGCGGCAACCCTTTCACAGCGAGTGGTACAGTATCAGGCAGTTATCCAACTGGCGCAAACAGCACCCCAGATATACGATCTACCACAACTACACAGGCAAATGCTGGATGTACTTGGAATTAAACACGCCGACAAACTGGTGCCGTTGGAGGACGACCAAAAACCAAAAGATCCCGTCACAGAAAATATGAATGTCTTTAAGGGTAAACCCGTAAAGGCTTTTATGTATCAAAACCACGAAGCGCACCTCACAGTGCATCAGATGGCGGCACAAGATCCTTTACTGCAACAAGCAATTGGGCAAAATCCGCAAGCACAAGCAATTCAAGCCGCCCTACAGGCGCATATTGCCGAACACCTTGGATACGCATACCGCCAGAAGATAGAACAGGCTTTAGGGGCACCATTGCCAAACCCAGAAAAGGACATTCCAGAAGATATGGAAGTTCAGATTTCACAGATGGTTGCACAAGCAGCACCAGTAGTATTAGCGCAAAGCCAAGCCGTTATGGCGCAGCAGCAAGCTATGCAAAATGCCCAAGATCCTGTATTACAGGCTCAACTAATGGATCAACAGATCAAGCAAGGCGATTTAGAGCGTAAAACTATGAAAGATCAAGCTGATATTCAGCTAAAAGCTAGAGAGTTGGAGATTAAAGAACAACAAATTCAAGCTGATAGCATGCAAAAAGCAGCTTCAATAGATATAAATGCGCAAACGCAGGCTGATAACAAGAAAAAACACGCAGTAGATACTTTATTAGAAGTTAGCAAACAACTAAAGGAGTCCGAACCTAAATGATAGACTTACTAACGGCTGATTTCATAGCCGCGCTCCGGGATAAGATCCGGCAAGATATGAATAACTACGCTGACGATGTGGCAACCGGTCAGTGCGCAGATCATGCAGCATACAAAGAGCTTTGTGGGGTGATTCGAGGCCTAGCCCTAGCAGAGCGCCATCTACTTGACCTCGCTGATTTAATGAAAGAAGACAACGATGAGTGAAACCATCGCACTACCGGAAAGAGAATTAGTCCTGCCGCCAGGGGTTAAGATCCCAAAAATGGACGAAGAGTTTGTAAATGCTGACAATAAAGCCTCGCAGTTGCCAAATCCATCAGGGCATAAAATCCTTTGTGCTTTGATTGATGTGGATGAGACTTTTGATAGCGGAATTATGAAGTCTGACCAGACAATTAAAACGGAAGAACTTACTTCTCCTGTGCTTTTTGTGGTCAAACTAGGACCTTCAGCTTATAAGGATTCCGACAGATTTCCTGATGGAGCATGGTGTAAAGAGGGGGATTTTGTATTAACCCGTCCGTACACAGGCACCAGGATTAACATTCACGGTAAAGAATTTCGCATTATTAACGACGATCAAGTCGATGGTACTGTGCAAGATCCCCGTGGAATTTCGCGTATTTAAAAGGAGGCATTATGTCAGATCAGTATAAATTTCCTGATGAAAATCAAAAGGATACGCCTGTTGAAGAAGAGTTAGATATAACAATGGAAGGTGAAGAATCAGACATTGTTATTGAAGATGACACTCCGGAGGCAGATAGAACGGCTCAAGCGTTAAATCAAGAAGTGGAAGACCCCTCAGATGAGGAAATTGAGCAGTACTCCAAAGATGTGCAGCACAGAATTAAAAAGCTAACCCACGCACGGCATGATGAACGCCGCGCTAAAGAAGCTGCTCTTCGTGAACGTGAAGAAGCTATAAAATTAGCCCAGCAAATCCTGGAAGAGAATAAAAAACTCAAACAGCATGTGCAAACTGGTGAGGCAACTTATCAAGAAATGGCTCAGTCTAAAGCTGAGTCTGAGTTAGCTATAGCTCGTGAAAAGTACAAGAAAGCATCGGAAGAGTTTGATGCCGACGCCTTACTTGAAGCGCAAGAAGCATTGACTGATGCAAAAATGAAAATTGAGGCGGCAAAGAATTTTAAGCCCACCCCTTTACAAACTTCAGAAAATGATGTACAAATACAAACATCGGCACAAGACGTATCTCAACCCGACGAAAAGACCCTGCGCTGGCAGGCAAAAAACCAGTGGTTCGGAACACCGGGATACGAAGAATTGACAGCGTTCGCGCTTGGGCTGCACCAAAAGCTTGTCGCAACGGGCATTGACCCGCGTAGTGATGAATATTTCGAGCGCATTGATGCTCGCATAAAAACAGTCTTTCCAACAATGTTTGGAGAAACTGAAACGGATACTAGAAAAACCGCCGAGCCTACTAAAAAACCAGCAACGGTAGTAGCTTCAGCGTCTCGTTCTACGGGCGCTAAGAAGGCTGTCAAGCTTACATCGACACAAGCAGCACTTGCTAATAAGCTTGGTATTCCCCTTGAACTATATGCTAAAGAGTTTTTAAAACAGGAGGCCCGTAATGGCTAGTAAACGCACCCCACGTGAACTTGAAACACGCGAACAAAAATCAAGTAAGTATGTATATTCACCAGCTAGTACTTTGCCAGATCCGACACCGGAAGACGGCTATAAGTTTAGATGGGTGGCAACTGCTGTATTAGGGCAGGATCTTCCAACCAACGTATCTCAAAAATTTAGAGAAGGTTGGGTACCGGTTAAAGCTGAGGATCATCCTGAGTTAATGCTGCAAGGCAACATAAACGGCAATGTTGAAGTTGGTGGTCTTATTTTGTGCAAGATTCCAACGGAGCGTTTACAAGCCAAAAAAGAGTATTTTGAAAAACAAGCACAAGACCAAATGGAATCGGTTGATAACCATTTCATGCGGAATAACGATGCCCGTATGCCTTTGTTTTCGGAGAAAAAATCTTCGACTTCACGGGGAGGCGGGTTTGGAAGTGGTACTAAATAATTTTTTAGGAGATTTAAATGGCTTATCCTATTGTTGATGCCCCGTACGGGCTAAAGCCTATTAATCTTATTGGTGGACAAGTATTTGCTGGATCGACTCGCAACATTCCGATTCAGTACGGCTTTAACACTAATATTTTTTATGGCGATGTTGTAGGTATTGCTCGCGGCTTTGCCGTGCGCTCTGTTGTTACTACAGGTGCTGGCGCTACTACTGGTGGTGCTGGTGGCGGTACTGTTGGTGTATTTTTAGGTTGCACATATACCGACCCTGTAACAAAACAAAAACGTTTT